GTGGGTAAATACGATACAGTTCCCACAACACCTTCTGAGTGTCTGTATAGCTTGGGGTGGACTGCTGGAAGTGGTAGGTTTTTCATGCAAAACTGGAGTAGTTCTGGATATGAGTATGGGTATTATTTTGGGTATGCTGGAACATGGGATGCGGCACAAGGTGGGCCAACAGCAGATACTAGTAAGCACTTATTTTCATCCATTGCAGGTTCAACACAGGGAACTTTTGAAGCTTGGGTGGATACTACGAGCATGGGGTCAGCAACCCTCTCTAGTAATGCAACATCAGGAACCTATGGGCTCGGGGGAGTAAACAGTACTACCGCTTACGCATTTGACGGGAAGATGTCAGAGTTTATTTTATACCAATCAGACCAGAGTGCCGTCCGACTTAGTGTGAAAGGAAATATAAACAACCATTACGTTCTATATTAATGTTTTTAGTATTTAACAGCAAAGAAGAAGCAGTTGCCCGAAATGTGGAAGCAGGGAAAGAGATGGGCTTATCCTATTATTTAGATATACCCGAAGAGGATAAGGATATTTACACACAATATGTGTGGCCTATGGTCGAGGAGGATGGAGAAAACCCCCGATGCGCTTTAGATATAGAGGGAGCGCACAGTTTGCTTACCACAGAAGAAGACAGTGAATTACAGTCCCTCCCAGAAGATTGGGAAATAACGGGAATAGATGAATAAAGCACTTGAAAAGGGCTAAAACATATCTATTATAAACGTATGGAAGACGAATTAGAAGCTAAAGGTTTTCAGCTAAACATAGCTGAATTTGATATTATCCGAAAAGCGGTAAACACATTAACAAACTTAGATAACTTAGGTGGGAATAGGCAGGTATTAAATAATTTTAATGCTGTTGGAGCCACTCTTGAAAAACAAGGATTGGAATGTGGTTTCTTGAAAACACAAGACGACGAGCCAAAAGAGGAAGAGCCGCCTGAAGTAGAAGTAGAGGTAGTTGAATAATGAAGTTCTATGTTGAAATAGAAGATGAGATTCATCTTGCTGGGGTAACTAAAGCTAGGGAGAGCCACAACAGCGCACTTCCAGACATCCCTAACCCCGACTACATTGAACCTGTAGGCGCGGAAACTATCAACAACCCAGATTATCAACCAGCTTCAGGGGACGAAATAATCCAGAATCCCGATTATGTTCCTGCTCAAGAAGCAGTCGGAGAGGCCACTATAGAGAATCCAGCTTATGATTCCGAAGACGATGAGTCAGAGGAGTCTATAGAGAACCCAGATTATATTGAAGCAGTCGAGGCCGAAGGTGAGGAAACGATCCCTAACCCTGACTACGTTGAGGAATCTGGAGAGCCTACAATGGAAAACCCTGACTATGTGGAGGGAACTCCTGACCTACCTCAAATGATTGAGGATGAGGGGTTTGATGAAGATAAGGACTATCTCAAGTGGGTTATCGAAAAAGCCGCTGAATCCTACGCTAAGGAGTTTGGATTAATCTAGGTTTGTGTGCTATATTGTTCTCTTTATGAGCAATAATGAACTGATTGTAAAGGGAGCCACAGGAATGACGGGCTCGTTCATAGCTGTAATTGCCCCGTACCAAGAGTACATTCAGTGGGTGATACAGTTGCTAGGAGGACTTTTAGGTATTACTGTAGCTATTATAACTCTTTGGAATTTAACACGTAAGAAAAAGAAGAAATGAACAAACAAGCTATTTTAGGAATCGTTCGTCACGTTCTCACCTTCGGTGGGGGCTTTATGACACAGAACGGATTAGCATCTGGCGAGGAGGTTACTACAGGCATATCTGCCATAGTTACCCTTATCGGGCTCATCTGGTCTGTACGCTCTAAGAAGAAGTGAGGTACTTCTTTAGAATAATAGTCTTATCCCTCGAAGCCTTCGTTAATTACACGAAGCTGAAACAAAGGAGATACATATATGACCTCGAAGATGAAATGGATAGGCTTTCTGCTATTGGTACTCCTGCTGCCAAGCTGCGCCTTGAACGACTTAGTGGGCGACTCGGCCTTGAACGAAAGCGCCATATATGATCCACCCACGATTACCCTCATAAAAGGGTACGATTATCCCTTTACAGAAGGCAATCTCATGGGTCGCGGGCAGAAGTTCCACAGTGATTATTCCTATAGACGTGCTATAATAATAGGAGATGATAGCACTCTGCGTAGGACACAGCCGACCAAATGATTCAGGAGCCTCCTCTGTAACAGGAGTCAGCGAGTGGGATTATAATTCCGAACTTGCTGAGATGATTGGAGACAAACTCCGTCAACCCCATAGGGTATACCCTACATATAAGGGTAATGGGTATGTCAGTTCTATGCGCTGGTTAGCGAAGAAGCTCCACGATGACCGTGTGGATGTAGCTATCGAACTTCACTTTAATTCTGCTACACCTAAAGCCACAGGGCATGAGTGGTTGTACTGGAACACTTCCGAGAAGGGCAGATTACTAGCCCGTTCCTTACGCGACTCGTTTGAAGACTCTTTCCCTTTATTAGCCAGTAGGGGTATTAAAGCCCGACAGAAAGGTAGCAGAGGAGCTATGTTTCTTAGGTCCACTTGTATGCCAGCCTGTATTGCAGAGCCATTCTTCGGGAGCAATGAAGAGGACTGGGAGCTCGCCTTAAAGCATAAAGAGGGAGTAGCTGATGCTATCGCAGGAGGGATAACCCTTTACAAAGAGCTTGCAGAAAGGTGGTAGTGTGGAGCTCCCCAAAACAATTTCCATTGCAGGGCACAGAGTAAAGCTTGAGGTGGTTCCTTTGAGCGGAGAAGACCCACCTTATGGCCTTTATTTTCACGACAAGAAGCTCATCCAAATTAATGCGGGTATCCGTGACAGGGAGTTATTAGCTACTGTCCGTCACGAGATGATGGAGGCTAGTCTACTCCTAAGTGGTGTCGGTTTCCTTGAATCGTACGAGCAAGAAGCGGTTGTCCGTTGCATGGAAGAAATTTTCTTCCCTGCTTGGGCTCAGTTCTTGAAGCGTATTAAATTTAAAGATATATAAATTTGGCTTACCCAAAAAATAAGTTCGCGTTTATGGATGACTTCGCAGTCTACAAACCTATAAGCGACGATTTAGTTGTAGCTCATAAACGGTCTTGCGCTATGGGTGTTTTACCTAATTCATTTACCAGAGGCATGGGGAGGATGGCTGGTTGTTTAGGAGAAATTGCTGTTCATAAATTCATCAAGCGGAGCAAGTACGTAGGAGATAATGTTTACACTCACGACATAGAGCATAAAAAACGGCGGGTAGAAGTTAAGTCCAAATCATGTGCGTCTATCCCGAAGAAGAACTATATAGCTTCTATAAATGGGAAAAGAGAATTTGTGCCCGACAATGATGTTTATTTTTTTACTAGGGTTAGGAAAGACTTCATGTTTGTTTGGGTTTTGGGTTGGATGCCTTCCACTAAATTCATGCAGAAGTCAGTGTTCAAACAAAGAGGAGAGTCAGATGATGACGGCTTCGTATTTAAAAGCTCAGGTTTCCACCTACCTATTGAAGATTTAAATAGTCCTATTGATTATCAATAAATTTCTTCTGGTGTTGAGATGTACAGGGGGAATCCTTCCCCCTGTGATCCCGCCACGTTAAACCAGAAATATTCTTCTGCTTCCTCCCGACTCATATCCTTAGCTAAGATTTGAACACACCTCTCTATTGAGTACACAGCTTGAGGTGGTTCTGCTTCCGTCGCTATTCCTATAAACGCCCCGTCTAAACCGTCAGGGACTATGATAGAATCGTTAGGTGAAGCTACGCCACAAAATTCATCTATTTCTTCTCTAGTCATCTGCCTCATTACTTATATCCCATTTTGGGTTTAAATCAATATACAAGATCTTCCCTCCGCCCGTAGATTTCGACCATACTGGTCTAATATTCTTACTTGCTTTAGAAGACTCCTCCATGATCTGCATACTCCTTCGCATAAACTCAGTATTACCTGATAAGCCTATAGCGCGTCCTCCGTTGTAGTCGTGTAGTTCAGCAAGGAAAGTGGTAAGTGTCCCCGTCCATTTTCCTTCTTTCCCGTACTCTCTGGCTTTAGTTACAAAGAATTCTACTAGTTCCGCTACAAGGGCTCTACTTGAATTATCATATGCGGCGGCCTCTATTTCCTTGTCGATGAAAGATTTAACTCCAAATCTGGCTTGGCCCTTCATTTCTTTCGGCATTACGAAAATATCCATCAGCCATCTGGCGAGGTGTGGAAGCTCCTCCTTAATTGTTGCTTCTACTTCTATGTTCGGTGGGAATTCACTAGTCGCTTTTTTAGCCACTTTAAGGGCCATTAGCTTGTCTCTATTACTAGAGTCTAGCGTTGGGATAACAGACAAGCTATTTGGGTCCATGTTTAATGATAGTATAACCCTCCCTGTCCACGGTAGTGTCACAGCATCTGCATACTTTGCATGATATTCTATCCTTGGGTTAGCAGCACTTTTCTTAATAAGCTCTGTTGCTTTTCTTTGCTCTTGGAATGAGGCCGCAGAAGTAGTATCATCAATAACCCACGCAGCAACTCTGGCTAAGTCCTTATTAAAGTTCGTTTGTCCCGATAAGTATTCTGATGCGTCTGCGAACCCACCTACTAAAGCCGCGATAACTCTATTAGAGAGTAGCGATTTACCTTTGTTAGTGGGGCCAACCAGCAATAGAGCCTGTCCTTGCGCCTCTTCTTTGTTATAGACAGCGATGTAGAAGCGTTGCATCCAAGAATAGAAATAGTTTAATGCTTCCTCAGTATTGAATAGCTGACTTAACCACTGATGTATAAAAGGCCATAGCTTTGGATCTCCATCAACGGCGGGTTCTACTGGGTGTAAGTTGGCACTGTTTAGTATCCTATGTGAGTTACAAAGTACTACTTTATCCTTACTGAATATTACAGGAGCTACCTCATCTATCCTACTTTCATTTTGTATAGTCAGAATAGCGGCTTCCATTTCCGATAATGGCTGTCCTCTTCTGGCTCTATAAGAGAACCCAGCTCTTTTAAGTTCCAATAGAACCTGCTTCTCTGGGACTTGAGACGGGATTCCTTTAATATCTTTGTAGTATTTAGTTCCGTTAAACCAGTACTGGTCAGTTAAAGCCAATAGCTTTTTCGATTCATACGCCTCAACAAACTTAGCACCAAAGATCTCTTTCCAAGTTAAGAATCCCTTACCAGCTCTATCGCTATAGCATACCATGCCGTCTTCAACTACCTGACAACCGTCTCTTTCAATACCATCATCGAGCCAAAACAACGGGCCTCTAGTGCCGACACTAAAATCCTCTCCCCATCTCCCCTTGTATTTAGGGTTTGTATGGACTTCTTCCGCCACTATGGAAATAGGAACCGATATGTTCCCTTGCGCTTGCGGGGGGTTATCTATAGCTACTTTGAGTAACACTCCTTTGAATATATCATTAGGTATAGGCTCCCCTACTTTTGTCCAGTCCACACCTAGTTCGAAGTATTGGCTAAACTTTAAAGAGCTGGAATCAAAATCTTGGAATAGTCTTTCCAACTTCAGTAGTTTAGACATGGCGTTCATAAACGCACGAAACATACCGTGATCCATAAGGAGCTTTGATTCAAACTCCCATACTAATCTAAGTCCTCCTGAACCCGTTCTCGATCTCCATGTTGGCAGTATACTACTTTGTGTTTTAATGAGGTCATCTATTATAGCCCAAGGAACATCGTACTTATCGTATTCTGCTACTATCCCCCACACAGCACATACTTTATTTTCCCCGTTAACACTTAACCTAACTGATGGGAGGAGCCCTTCATTCATTGAATAGAATACGTGGTCTGTGCTCGGGTTAGAACTCCACGCTCTTCTGGCATCCTTATTAGGGAGGTCAGGTATTTTCTGTGTAAGCGCACTTAAGTCATCACATGTGAATGTATTATGTTCTGATAGGTTTTTTAGATATCTGTATCTCATATTATTTTATTTTGTTTTCTTTGTTATTTCTCGTATCGGTCTAATACTTTTCCTTCGGCATCAAGAGGGATATCAGGAATCCATTTAGGTGGTATCCTCATTTCTTCTACTACTGCTTCTAGTACATCATCTGCTTCACTAGCAGAAGTTTCTATGACCACTTCATCATGTACATGGAAAATTGTTTGGAGTCCTTTTGCTTCCAACCTTATTAAGATATCGGCAAAGATATCTCTAGCCAAAGCTTGTGAGGCATTCTCAGTAAGTAATCCTCCGTAAAGTTTTACGGGGACTTTTTTCATTCCTTTAGCAATTAACGCTAGGTAGTTTCTTCTACCATACTGGATAGCGGATTTTATTTTTCCGTACTTAAGTGAGCGCCCTGATGGGAGCTCAATGGAGAATACGTTCCCAAGTGAGTAAGCTACGTGAAGTTCACGTTGTAGTTTGTGCCACAGCGAAACAACTTTATTCATTTTTGTTCTATATAACGAAACTGCCTTTATAGCTTCCGTTTCGTCCATATCAGAAATCATAGCAAACTTTTTTGCTGAAGCTGAGTAGCCACAGCCCAACACCATTGTCTTTACTAAGTGACGTAAAGAAGGGTTCTCTTTTTTAAGTACTCCTTTGCTTTTGTCCCACTTCCCAAAACGTATTGCGAATGCTTCGTAAATGTCATCGCTATCTTTTATCTCCCCCAGAGTGGTTTCGTCTTCCGCAAGCCAGCACAGGGTACGTACTTCAATTTGCGAAAGGTCTACCACTACTAACTTCTTGCCTTTCTTTGGGGCGATGAGGCTCCTAAGATCAACACCGAACATTTTCCCCCTAGGCAGGTTTTGAAGGTTAAGGTTACCTCCACTCCCACTGAACCTTCCTGTATGTGCCCCGTGGTAGAGTAGCCCCCCGTAGTACCTATCATCCCCCATTGTGGCGTACTCAAAAGATTCCAACTTCCGCTTTAAAGAGTTAATCCGCCTAAAGTTACGTACAGCAGAAATCCATTTATACTCTTCTTCGTTTTCTTTAATCCATTTGTTAGCGTCTTCGTCAGTTAGAGCGAGGCTCGCTGGAGGGTCCAGCCCTACTTTATGGCACTCCTCATTAAATGCTTTTCTAGATAGCGGAGGGAACTCGTCTATCCAAGGGATACAGTTCTCGGCTTCAAATAATCTAGATGCTATTTCTTTCTGTTGTTCGAGGAGGAGTTTTGTATCTATGGGGATTCCACGTTGGACGCACCTTCTGTTTGTTAAACTGATCTGCCTTTCATGCTCGGGCCAGTCTCCTTCTAGATCCTGCCACAGTTTTAAACATAATTCGGAATCTTTCAGTGCATATTCATCTACTTCCTTTTGGAATTCTTTAGTCATATCATCCCAGCGTTTACCTGACATGTTATCCCGTGTGGATTTATCCACTTCTAAGTCGTACAAAGTGGTTGTAGCTCCTTTTAGTGACCTAGGTAGCCCACAATAAGCGACTAGATCCGCTGTGCACATCCATTGGTCGTACTTAAAATAAGGCCACCACTTTTTATCAACTCCGTACAAGTAGAGTGTTTCATCGAATTGTGCGTTATGAGCTACTACCAGTTTACCTTCTATGGTTGCCCAGTCGAACTCAGTCTTAGGACAACCTACAAAGTTAGTCCCCTCGTCTCCTACGGCACTTACTCTATAAGCATCAAAGGCGTGATGAGAAAAATAGCCAAGGAGCCCTAATACTTTTATTGAGCATTCTCTGTCGTAGTAACTTTCAAAGTCTATTGCAATTGTATCCATAATTTAATCGTGAGTCGGCCCGCCTACGTGTAGAAAGATAGAACACATAGACGGGCCATTCCCTCTCTAATCCCCCACGGGATCAGGTAGGCTGTGATACGAAGCACAACCTACAATTTTTATATAATAAGTTCGGGTTGTTCTTTTAGTTTTTCCTCTAAAGAAGCTATACGAGCTTTAAAAGCATCTTCTAAGGATTCCATTTTAGTATCAGAAGTTTGGAGCTCCTGTAGATTACCTAGAATCTCCGCTCTGATTTTCCCTACTTGCGCTAACTCGTCGGAGAGAATCCCAACAGTCATTTCCATTGTTAGTTGTTCGTCACGATCCATCATAATTATGAAGGTAAGATTCTTGATACGAAGTCGATAACATCCTGATCAGTCTCCGCTTTTGTTATAGTTATCTGTGGGATGTACCAGCTATTCCTATTAGCTGTCACTTGGTCAGCTTGGAACTTCCAGTGGTTCTTACACAAAGGAGATTCAAAATTCATAGCTTGGAAGAGTCCAAGTCTTTTGAATGTATTCCTGTACGCCGCTTTCCTTACGTGCAGTTTGCCCATCGCATAAGAAGTCTCCCCAATAGGAAATGGGAATGCATCCACCGCATCTTCTCCAACACCTTCTGGTTCGGGAATCAGCATCGTGATGTCAGCAAACTCGATTGTCCCATATTGGGAATCCTCTTCGATTGATAACTTCTCTTCAGGCGAGTTAGCGATTCTTGCTATATCGTTAGAACCAAACGGGACATTTTCAGCCCATCCTTTTTGTACGTCTAGGGGGATAACAATTAGTGACCCTCCTGTTGGCATAATGGTGTGTGTTCTGTTAATGACAAGGGCTCCCTCATCTCCTTCAATTTCCGATGACCCTTGAATTACATTGAGTCTTGGAATTTCGATGTCCTCTGCGGATATCGTTAGTCTTGGCGGCGCACTTGGGGCCGCTAGTTCTTCTTTATTTGCTTCTACTATTTTTGTCTTTGGCATTAGTCTTGTTCTTATTTTTATTATTTTAGTTTAAGAAAGGGTAAACCTCTCTTCTGACGTTTCTATGATGCCATTGATTTCAACAGCGTCAAGAAAAGATCTTGATCTTTCTCCTTTTTCTCCTTTAGGAGCCATATCTCCCACAGCGTTAGCTACTTTCTTCAGGGGTATAGTAATCAAATTAATTAAGTCCTCTTCACTGAGGTCATGTTCTTTAGCTATTTCCACGAGTTTCAAATTATCCGTGCACTTACGGGTAGCTCCCATAGACTTCAGCTTCAGTGTGTCGAATTCGACCCCTTCTTTAGCCATCGTTACCGCCTTCTCCTTTATCCTCTTCGCCCAGTTCTCCATTACCTTCGCTACCACATATAGATGCTCTACAGTTTTAGGGTCTTGTGGGTCGTTTAAGTCTTCTTTAGGTAGTGAGTCCCCTGATATCCTTTGAACAATCTCTTCGGCTAGTCCTCCCAATGATGGGCAGTATCCTTCGTGCTTGCAGAACCTACAGTTAACTGTAGGAGAAAGGCTCTCTGGGGCAGGGGAACCTCCATCCCACTGCGGTCTTATCTTCTCTCCGTTACGAATAACGTCAGCTAGTTGTTTAATTAAGATAGGTAGATCGTCCCTTGAGAAAGTTCCTTCCAACACTTCTTTCCTCACAGGGATATAAAACACAAATGTAATCTCCTCTAGTTCAGGATATCTCTGGAACGCCCCTACTGTGTAGGCTTTAGCTTGCCAATTCTTTTTTGGTTCGTCAATCACACTGACCCCTGTTTTATAATCAGCTAGTATGGCTCTGTTATTAAAAGTAATGAGCCTGTCACAAGTCCCCCACGTAGCTGTATTGTCTAAGTCTACATCCAAAAGGATCTCATTCTCCTCTACGTAGCTTTCTCCTTTGGCAAAGTCCTTTATGTACTTTTCCTCCTGCTCGACTATTGCTTCATAAATCAGTACTTCGTCTTCATCGTGCAGGGCAGAGGGGTCACGTACCTCTAGGGCTTCGTGTATCCGTGTTCCTTTCTCAGCGGCGGCGTTTGTGCCTGACCTACCTTCGTAGCCAGAACAGCCAGCTACATATTTAAGACTTGATGGTGAGAAAGGGGCATGCCCTCTGCTACTATGGTCGGGAGTGTTCATTTAATTTTGTTAGCTAAAAACCAATGGTTACATGTGTTTAATACGTCTTGTAACTTAACCATTGTAAGTAAATCCTTTCTGTTTTTCCTAGTATACCCTTTATACAAACAAGCAAGTGCGCTAGGTACTTTATTTTCTAAATCGCATAAAGTATTTGTTAATTGGTATAAATCTTTTTTATATACATGTAAGAAAAAAGCCCCAAAATAAAAAGCTATCCATTCAGGGTGTTTTACGTTGTTGCACCAACCACTCCTTCCATTAACATTTTTTATTTCGATAAGGATATTACCAGCACAAGAAGAATCCTTCATTCCTTTTACGTCTACAGACTCCCCATCCATAAAAAAGTCAATGTGGTTTTTGATATCTTGTTCATCCGAGGCTTTAAAGCATTTGATGTTGTTTATCAAACACAACTGTTGGTATACTTTTGTAGACGTGTCCTCTAAAGCTAAAGTTTTACGTTTGTGCTCTATAGTTGAAGTAAACTTAGGGTTCATAATTTACGCTCCATGTAATTCTATCATGTTGTTAACTTTCCTTTCAATTGAGTCTATGACGTTCTCTTCGATAGACCCTGATGTGACCAAAACTTTTTGAAGTGCATCGGACTTAGCTCCGTTTCTGTGGATGCGCCCTAAAGTTTGGAGGTAGTCTTTAGCATTGAACGAAGGGCATATCAAACTAACTCTTGGCCTGTCTCCATTACAATCATGTAATGAGAGCCCAGTGCCTCCCGCCGCAATGTTGGCAACGACTATGTGTGTCTTGTCACTCTGGAAGTCATCGACCACCTTCTGTCTTTCATCAATCGTCTGCCCCCCTTCAATGGGTTGGCACTCCAACTGCTTACATAGAGCGTCAACTGTATCCCTGAAGTTAACGAACAGCACTACAGAGTTACCCTGTTCTTCTAGGTCTTGCGCATACGCGACTAAGTCAGGAACTTTCAAGGCTTCCGTTAGTTGCCGCGCCCTTAGAATGTTAACAATCACATGGTCACTCCCATCGACAGTTCCATTTTCTATTAAGTCTTTTATAATCTGTGGAGTAAGCCCTAACTTTTTATAAATAGCTATGATCTTTGCGGAGTCACCAAACTGCATTGGTTCGGTGAACACTCTATTGTTCCTAAAAGATTCTGGAAAGTCAGCTACAGTTAGCTTCGCCCCCACCACTCCATAGATTCTTTCTTTGATCTTTTCTAACTTATTCTTCGTCCGTAAATGCCAACCATTCCATTCGTCTTGATAGCAACCGTGAGCCTTCATCCAACGGAACCAGTTATGTAATTCACCTTCGGATTTTGCTAGGCTGTGTAGATTTAGCATATACCCAAGCGCCCTCATCTCTGTAGGGTCTTCCGAAGCTGTTGCCGACATGCCATGTATGCAAAATTTCTGCTTAATTAAGCTTATTATAAGTTGTGCGTTCTGTGTGTATGGCCCTTTGCATTTATGTATCTCATCAATGAGGAAAAGGGTATTCTTTGGCACATGCCAATTCATAATTTTCTTCCCTCTTTTAGTCATGTGTGGGGTATTTCCTGTTCTTATCTTTTCGTAGTTGAGCACGAATACGGGAGTTATCCCGACCTCTTCAAGCTCACGTTCCCATGCAGGGATAACGGATTTGGGGCAAAGGACGGCAACGGGTCTTTTAAGACGGAGGGCTAGGTGGGAGGCGACTACAGTTTTACCTGTACCAACAGAACTAGAGTCCAGTGTACATATATTGTTCTTTAGCTTCACTTCAAAAAAGGCACACACATCAGCTTGTGCGGGGAATAATTCTTTCATTCCTCCAAAGTAAAAGACCTTGACCAAAGGTCAATAAAAATTTTAACTTACTCTGAAAAACCCTTTACGAAGGTGAATTCTCTGCGTATATAGCGGGCTATTAGGAAAGCGTCAATCATCCCGTCATGGGGTTTAGATGCTCTTTTGCTCTTTTGCCAGCATTCTTCTGGAACAAGTACGGTTGCTTTGATCAACGCCGCTTTTTTTGTGTCGTGAGATTGCAGGAGGCTTCCTAACATCGAGCGTTGCCAGTTCCTGACTTGAACACAACGGGACTCCCATTGGCGGCTTTCAGCTAGACCTAACAGTTTACCAAATGATATCCCCATTGAACGCACAGCTTGGGAAGACTTCGCATGGCGCAAGGGTTCTTCGACGGCAAAGATAAACTCAGACTCTAAAGACGTAACCCATTCGTATACCGCCCTCGTGTCTACTTCGTTCTTCTTACACCGATGCAGTGTGGGCATCACAGTCTTTTCAATAACTGCTCCCGTCTCTTTTGAGATGGCGACCAACCCTCCGTTAAGCCCGTTATCAACTCCTATAATCACAACTCTCGACTGCCTTTGCTGATATTAACATACCATCCCCCGCTTGGGGGGCTAACACATCCACATTTTTAAGCAACATTTGTAGGTAGAAAACTTCTCTAGCTGAGTTGGGGATTACTCTATAGAATTTCCCAACACGTTTTTCGGAGATATAAATAAACTCCTTCGCGTCTAGCTCTTTTCGAATCATAACAGTAGGATTATTAATCTCCTCCCTGCCCTCGAACATCACTCTTGGAAGAGATCGTCTAAGAAACATGGTGTCCCTTCCCCAAAAGTAGTTTGTAGGTATTCATATTCATATCTCTCGAAAGCTTGTTGTTTTGTTAGGTCGTAATTCTTTTGTAGAATGTCTACCGTCATCCGTTTAGAGTAGCAAGCGACAGGGGGTCTGCCATATTGTTCCGCTGTACCTATGTAGGCATCTTCCAATCCATTGAATAGGAGGATTGGGCGTTCAGGGTCTTCTTTAGTCTCAGGCATCTTCGGTTGGGTCAACATCGATTATTTTATCCTCATCTACTTTTTCAATTTTAACCGCCCCATTACCACGGTCTGCCTTTGCGTTGTTTAAGATACTTATATCAATCTGTAGTTTCCCTGAACCCCCTGCTGTCTTAGCATTTAAACCTAAATTCCTCCTTATTAACTGGTCTAACTCAGAAAGTTCTCTCACCGTACGCGGCCCACGTAAATTCTTTATGCTGTCCCGTAGTATTTTTATAGCAGAAGCAGCCATGTAAGACTGGTATTTATCTGACGGGGTCGATTGTGATTGAGCCACGTCCATCAGGTTTTTATCCTCTTCTACTCTTGCTTCCATCCTAGCAACCCTAATAGCTTCGTCGGTTTTACCCTCAAGGTTATCATCCAGAGTTTTTTGTAATGGGTCTTTGACCTCCTCTTCTTCAGGTTCGTCGTCGTCCAAAGAAGGATTACTTCCGTGCGGGTCTATCTTAGGTTGCGCCCCCGCATCCCTTAACCATCTACGAAGTGTAGATGTATTAATCCCAAGCTCCTTAGCTATAGTAACAAGCTTGTATTGCTGCTCATACATTTCAAGCGCATGTTTAAGCAACTTAGATTTTTTAGATTTTTGTGCCAAAGCAACTAACATATACTATAATATTATATAGATTTCAAATAAAATGACTCAAACATTACGTATTTATGAACCGCGAATAGATGCTAACACATCTAAGATGGACGTAGGAGGACAAACAATAAAGGCAACTAACACTATAACGGGGTTGCTATACGGTTTATCTAACCATGAAAGTGAGCAAGCGAGGGAATATTATTTCTGGAGGTTGTGCGACGAGCTTTGGAATAACGCTGACCTCCCTGAACCCTTGATGGTAAAACATCCTTGGGCAGAGAGTATGATTCAGGCAGTAATAAAAAACAAATATGTTTCAATCGGTGGTGCTGCTTCATCAGGTAAGTCACATACGATGGCCGCATGGGGAATCCTGAATTGGTTGGCTGCTCCGAAAGACACTTTAGTTCTACTTACATCAACCACGTTACGTGAAGCACGAAAAAGAATATGGGGTTCAGTGATCAGTTTGCTTACTGTCTTGGATGGAGCCCCGTTCAAGATTCGGGATTCAATTGGTAATGTCGCTTATATAAATGAGAACGGAACACTCATAGAAAAAGCTGGCCTTAGTTTGATTGCAGCAGAGCGCAGCAAGACAAGAGAAGCTATAGGAAAGTTTATAGGTATCAAACAGAAGAACGTCATCTTAATTGCAGACGAGCTATCTGAATTGTCTACCGCTATCTTACAGGCGGGTCTTTCCAACCTATCCAAGAACCCTTCATTCAGTCTAGTCGGGTTATCTAATCCAGCTTCCAGATGGGATGCGTTTGGTGAATGGAGCGAACCCGCCCAAGGGTGGGACTCCATCGATCCTAACACAGAAGATAGCTGGAAGACAAAGTGGGGTGGCCTGTATAAAAAATATGATGGTGAGTACTCACCTAATATCTTAGCAGGGAGGACTATATACCCTTGGTTACCAACACAGGAGAAGCTTGATGAGGATAAAGCCCTTTTAGGGCAGGAAAGCCGTGGTTATTACCGAATGGTACGCGCCGTATTCTTTGATGCGGATGAGGCTGACGGTGTTTATACAGACGCAGAACTGGTTAAGTCAGGCGCTATGGGCAAGATTGAGTGGCAGGGAACGCCTAAAGCCATCGCTGGTTGTGACCCCGCCTTTACCAACGGAGGAGATAGAACTATTCTTTATACTGGCTTTGTTGGTTATGATACTTCTGGTCAGTTTGTTTGCCAACTGGATGAAGCCATATCCCTCACTGACGATGCCACCAACAAAGCGATCCCCCGCTCGTACCAGATTGTTCGGCAGATAAAGGAGGAGTGTGAGAAAAGGAAAATAGCTCCCGTAGATTTAGGAATAGACTCAACAGGCGCTGGTAGCCCTTTGGCTGATATACTTGCGGCTGAGTTTGGGGATGAGATACTTCGTGTTTCATTTGGTGGTAAGGCTTCTGATAAAAGAGTTAGCTCTAATAGTAAACTTGTCGGACATGAACTCTACGTCAACAGGGTCACTGAACTCTGGTTCGTGGGCAAGGAACTCTGTAGGACAAAACAGCTATATGGTATTGATAATGAGTTAGCGCAGGAAGTTGTAGGCCGTCAGTATGATATGGTTAAGGGATCTACTCTTAGGATGAAGCTGGAAGCTAAGCCAGACTATAAAGCTAGGCTAGGAAAATCACCTGACTTAGCTGATGCTGCTTTCATCTGTTTGGATGTCGCAAGGCAACGTCACGGACTGGTAGCTGTAGCCCCTCTTGATACAGGAGACAAGGCACAGGGATCAAGGCGCAGGAGGTCTATCAAACAGCTATCAAATGTGTTAGGCAATCAGCCGCTCTCTTAGATTTGAGCGGTTGCCTTT